GTTGTCGTGATTGCTTCGAGGGCTGTTGCGCCAGCATTGACGGCCAATATCTCTCCGCCATTTCCGGCCAGGTCGGGCAGCTTCGCGCTTATCCCGGTTTCGATTGCTTCGAGTTCTGACCTTAACGCTGAAGACGCTCCTGCAGCTCCGGTTGCAGGGTATGTGCCATGTTCGTACCATTCACTTGAAGCCATGATTTTTCCTTATCGCATTGCCCGCCGGGGGACATAGTGGAGAATTGCGCCATTGAGGGTGAACGGCATGAACTCGTCGGATGACCCGCTGAACAACATTGAGATGTTTTCTGCTGTCCCGGTTACGTCGCTTTGAGACGGTGACAATGTTCTGCCATCCCAGAAGAAAGAGTCCCACGTAAAGCTGTCCCAAGTTGTAGATGACAACTCGGTTACGTTGGTTGTGGTGCTTGATGCTTCGTATTCTGTAGTCCCATACCCCAGTGTGTACGAGAACGAGAACTCTGCGTAGTTCGATCCTGTGACCTCGACTACTGCTTTCCTGAAGCTCTTTAACTGTCTTGGGGAACCCAAGTGGTTATAGGAAAGCTCAATGCTCCACGAGATTGGTTCTCCATCTTGACTTGTCCCTACGTCCATCTGGTAGACGTAACCGTTGTCTGATCCGAAGTAGATTTGTTCGTTACCGTCAGCGCCTTCTCTTGAGGATATGCAGGTCACGGCATCGGTCATGTCAATCTTTGTGATGCCGAGAATCTTCGTTCCGCTTACGGTCATGCAGAACGCTGCACCGCCCGAGAAAAACACCCTGTACTGGTTTTTTCTCCTGACGATGCAACTGGCAATCGCGCTGCTTGTCAGGTCGTTGAGTGATGGAGTTATCTTGTCGGAGATAACAGCGCTTTGAAAATTGCCAAAGGACTGTGTCGCTGCCAGCGAGATCAAGCCTTGCTGGTCAAGGCACACTGCTTGCCCAATGAATTGAAGCGTGTATGCAAAGCCGCCAACTTCTTCACTGTAAGGCGTGAGCACCCAGTCTGTTGGATCGTTTCCGTAGAGAATCAGGGTTCTGTTTTGTGTTTTGATGCACATCGCTGCGCCGGCCTGATCACCAACAAGGGATACGAATCCTGTGATGGTGTCGCCGCATCCAAGTTCGCCTGCACCTGAAACAATGGTCCATGTGTAGGGGTTTCCGATTCCAGAGTGTTGAGCCGATCCGACAAACGACAAGAACAACTGGTTTTTGTGCGCCTTGATGAACTTGGGTGTGTCAGTTGTCATCCCAGTTCTGAGGGGGACCAGTGTTGTGCCGTCAAACTCAAAAGCCAGATTGACCCCATCAGCGCCGTACATCTTCGATGCGTTGCTGAAGTTCCAGGTTTCAAACTCGAATCTGCCACCAGGGAGGAATGTGATTGCAGTCTGGATGGCGCTTAAAGTAAGCGTTCCCGCTCCAACAGTGGCTGCACCAGCCGCAAAGTTACCGCCTGACGGATTGGTGACGATCAGGCTTCCGGCTGCCGTACCTGCTGCAAGGCTTCCACTGGTGACGACAACGCGCTTGATCGTCGCTGTGACCACACCTTGAGTCAGTGTTCCGCCGTCAACAATCGTTGCTGCGCCTGTTGCTGCGGTAAAGCGTACTTCGTTGTACATCGTCACCGCAACCCAGCCAGCGGCAGAAGATTCGTGCATCACAGCAGCTGTTCCACCTGCGTTGTTTCTGAAGGCGTAGACTTTTGAGTTGTATTGATAGACCCCAAGGATCGACCCAGATCCCGGTACGACAGCGATCAAAGCCCGATAAACATCAGCAGCAAGATTGGTATAGGTTGCATTGAGTGCTGGGGTAGACGCTCCGCCTGCTGTCTGGGCGCCAACACAAGTACCTTTGACGACTCCACCAACTTTGACGTTTCCGGTTGAGAACGTCCCCGTAACCAGGGTCAGGATGGCTTGTCCTGTCGGGAGCGATATGACTGTGCCGTAAGACGTTCCGGCGTTGTCTGTCAGGACATCACCAACAGAAACGCCCGTCAAGGTACAGACAAGGACCGAATATGAGGCATCAGACGGCTTGGCAAGCCCGGAGTATCGCTCATAACCTTGAACCCTGGTGTACCCACCATTGACACCTATTTCGACGTTGGAGCAGCCTCTAAGACAGCCCGGCGATATCGAGAAAGGCGGCGTCACCAAATCCAGCCCACCATTGAAAGCCCAATACTTGGACTGAACGGGTGGGATTTTTACCTCCATCATGCCAGCGGCCTCGGTGCTCTCATGGCAGGCGCTTGAGTCTTTACCATTTGCGCCAGCATTTGCTTGTAGTTGTTCTGGCCGTCCTGATACAACTCGGTTGCGCCAGAGAATCGGCCAAAGTTCATCATGGCGCGATAGACTGGCAGCATGTGGTACTCACTTGGGTAGACTGGCGTGTCACCGCTCGCAGTCATGGTGGTGACTGACTTCCAGTATTTGCCAGACAACACGTAAACAGCGTCAGGCGGCGGCGCAAGTGCAATTTCATTGGCGTCCAGGATTGAGAAAGCGTTTGGTTGACTATTGGGATGCGATCCGGTGCCGTAGAACCGATACCAGTCCACATAATCCATGAAGCGAAGGTGTGCTTCACCAGAAGCACCAGTCGCAGACAGGTACATCTTCACGGATTCTTTGTCGAATTCCCTGAATTTGGTGATGGCAGCGCTGGTTCCGGTGTCGGTGCAGTCGCCATAGTCGTAGACAGTAGTCCCGGCTACGGTGTTGACCGTGAAACCGGAGCGCATGAACTTCCAACCGTTCCTCAAGCGTTGCACATCCTCGTCGGCGCGCGCGATCCAGTTCACGACGCGCTTGTACTCGCCCACTTGGGACGTAACCGCCGTCAGGCCAGAGCCGGAAGCTCCAACTTCTTGCGCCAGGGTGTTGCAAAGCTCAAGGAAGGTAGACATTTCAGCCTGGCTCTCTTAAAAGCGACTCCATCCACGACTTGCCCAACGGGTTGTCATCGCGCACCATTGAGAAGTCGTACTTCAGGGCCGTCACCGGGTCGTGAACGTACTGCCTGGCGCCGTCAGCCGACATCACTTCACGCTGGACGTAGTTGGTTGTCTTCAGGCGCAGCAGCAAGGCAGCAAAGTTGCGCGGAACGGTTTTCACTTCACCACGTTTGAAGACTTCGGTTCTGCCGTGGATCGTCAGCTCGAAAATCTGCTCGGCCTGCTTGTCCCCGGTGGTGGCAACGCGTACCGTCACGGGCTCGTTCATAAAGGCCATCATCTGCATCTTCTCGCTGTCCATGACGCGCTCTCCGACGACTTGGATGATGTTCTCGTCCAAGGCTTTGGAAGCGGGGCCGGTGCTCTTTAAAACACGGGATTCGCCTTGCGGCACTTCCATTTCGGCAGTATCGGCATGACCTGACGCCATAAACACGTTGTCTTTGGCTTGGCGTGGAATTCCTCTGGGCATTTATTTCTCCATAAAAAAAAGCACCCAAAGGTGCAAAAGAAAAAGGGACTCCGAAGAGCCCCTTTCAGTGAACCAGGTACGCTTAAGAAGCCTGGGTAAACGTGATGCCAGCAGCTACACGGGAAATCGCGTAGGCAAACCAGCTCGTACCATCCGAGCGCAGCAGAACACGGTCGCCAGCCAGCGACTGATTCGCCACAAAGCTGATGGTGTCGTCGGCTGTACCCGTGTCTCCCGCATCACCGGCCACCGAGTTTTGGTTGCCGACAATGACGTTCCCGCTCGATGCCGTAACAACGGTATGGTTTCCCGAAGTGTTGGCGAGCTTGCTAATCACTTCGCACTGGAAGCCAGCAATCGGCGCCGGTAGCGTGGTGACAAAACCCGTTGCAGAGTTGAGGAACAAGACGCCGTTATGGTCAGCCGCCGTGATGGTTGCCGTGGTGGTAACGGTACGGACTGAGCTTGCAGCCAGAGAAGCCGCGTTGAGTTGGGTCGGAGTAGCGGTCAGGCCGTCGAGTTTGGATAGTTCGCTCACATCAATCGTACTTTCCACCCCTGCTGCACTGGTGGCAACAATGGTGGCGCCAGGCGCCAGTGTTAGCTTGGCATCAATGCGGACTTTGGAGAATTTTCTGGAGAGCATGATTTTTCCTTGAAGAGTTGTGTATGGAAAGCCCCCGAAGGGGCGTAGATTCACCGGCTTGGCTGTTAGCCTTGGGCGATCCAGTAGATGATGTCGTCGGCTGTGATGGCAATCAGGGTGGCGTTTTGCGACACCTTGAAGCTCGTCCCGGCAGCGTTGGCCGTGCCGTCGGAGTCGCAAATGGTGATGCCTTGGTTGGTTGTCTCCAAGGTGGCATCACCAGCGGCAACGCGCTTGAGGCAAGAGTCTGCGGCCATGCCGTCAAACCACTCAATGAAGATGCCCGTGGTGTTATACCAGCGGATGTAGCGCGGCGTGAAGCCAACGGTCTGAACCAGAAAGTCAGCCGCCGTAATGCTCGTCGCCGGCATCGTGACCTTGCCCGAAGCAAAGGCCGGGGAGGCTTGTTTTTGCTTGAGCGCTGTTTGCGTGAATGCAGTATTGTTTGCCATGATAAAAATCCTTTGAAATTGATTACAAAAAGCCCACGTCTGAGGTGGGCTTAGTCACGCCGGTACAACCCTCGTATCCGGCGTTGTCACTCTGTTAGGAGAGAGAAGTGACACCCACCTCGATAACTCCCATCCAGCCCTGATTAGCCACCAAAGCAGCCGACCAGAAGGAGGCGCCGACGTAGCCACGTTGACCGAACGGGTCTTCCTTGGTCTTCTGGCTTGCGGGTTGGTGTGTGACCTCGAAGTTGGTATTCAAAGCTACGTCAAAGACGGCGTCTTCGGCGCAGATGATCATCGGGTACACGTCAACATTGGTCGTGCCCACCAGGCCGGTGCCAGACGACAGAGCGCCGCCAGCAAGGTAAGGCGCCAGTTCGGGCGAGACAATGAAGCGGAAGCGACCCACCGAGCCCAACTCGTACTCGTTGATCGGTGCGCGGTTGGCGTACTTGGCAACGGGAACAAAGTCTTCCAGGCGACGGATGTCGTG